CCGTAGATACTGCCAGAAAGCACAGCGTTAAGAATATAGCATCCAGTGTCAATGCATCCACTATATTCAGCTGCTCCGTGTCCATCTGCCGCAATAGATGTATCATCGTCCTTGATCTCTTCTACCAGATTACGAAAGAACTTGCTCATTGTATCTATCCCTATTCAGTTATTGCCTTCAATTTCTTGATGAACTCATCGACCTTCTTTGCTCGATCAGGCCAGTGAAGATACTCCTTCTCAGGGTTCTTCTTCAGGTTGTTGAGGAATGTCAACATGAGCTTCATCGATTTCTCGAGTTTAGCATTCTCACCTCTTCTGGTGATGTTGTCAACATCCTCTTGAGAAATCTCAGTAAAACCAAAATCGTAGTTGTCATCATAGTCCATCAGGTCGCGGTTTTTGTTCATTGGAAGAATCCCTCTAGTGTTGATTGTTTCTCGATTCTCCAGCCAAGGACATCGAGGATTGCTCTGAGAGGCTCAATGAACCCCTTCTCAAACTGAGTGTCGTAATCAATTGCGCTGGTGAGGCCTAGCTGTGTAGGAAGATCACCAGAACAGGAGATCACATCACTCAAAGCCTTGTTTGGCAGCTTGAGGTAGCAGTACCTGATCTTATCACCATCCTGGATGGCAGGAAACGTGTTTGCAAGGTTGAGTTTGGTCAGCAAGTTGTTGTAGACAAGAGCTCCCCTGACATGGATGGGTGTCTTGCTCTTGAACAACCTGACGTGATCGAAGTACTGGCTGAGTCCGTTGACAGAACGAGGAAACGATATCTCTTCAAACGGCAGTGTCCTGAACACCGCACGCTGAGTGTCAATGAAATTGATCACATTGTCTTCGTTTCCTGTCATGATCACCTTGATTGCCCGCTTGATCATGTCTCGGCATGCAGAGGGTGTGGATGTCTTGATTGCCTCAATCCCCTGCATTTTCAGCTTTGGCTCACTGTAGGCAACACCTTCGTTGTTGTAGACGTTGAGGATGTACCGCTTCTTGGCTGTCCAGATCCCTTTGTCTGCAATCACCTCTCGCTTCATGTGAAGCTTTTGCTCGTAGGCATTGACGTACTTTGCAAGCTCACCATGGATCGAAGCAAGGAACGGTTCAACCTTCTCAGAAGCAACCTTGTCGAGGAGGTTGATCATATCCTCTGTCTTCATCGAGCTGTCGATCTTGTTGACAAGTGCATCAAACGAGATATACATCGAGTCTGTGTCACACGCAATCACATAGTCAACATTCTGTGTCTTCAGTGTGTTGTTCAGCCACTTGTTGATTCGCTGTTCAGTCCAACGAATTGCCAGCTGTCCACACTGTGTGATAGACTCAGCAAGACGAGGATCAAACCAACGCATGTACACGTTGCCAAGAGCTCCGTATGCCGAGTTCAGCTGAATCTTCTTTGCCATCTGAAGGTTGTTTAGCCTTGCCACTTCCTTGACCAGGTCAGGGGTAGGCGTCTTCTCGTACTTCTTCTTCGCTTCAATCATCCTCTTCTTGAAGACAGAACGATCCTCATAGACACGCTCCATCAACGAAGGAAGGAACCCTTTGCGATCACGATCAAACATGCAACCGATTGCACTGATTGCCAGGTTGTCTGCATCAAGCTGGTTGCGAATCTCTGGCTTGTCAAACAAACCATCAAGGACCTTTTGAACAGGATCGTCTCCAGGGATTTCAATCTGACCAACAAGCGTCTCTGGTGAGATGTTATACATCATGATCAGGTGTGGATACAGTGAGGTGAAGTCGAATGAGACAATCGACTTGTGGAGGCCAACCTGTGGATCCTTCACATAGGCACCTCGAATCATCCTGTCCTTTTCCTTGATTCCGAGAGCATCATAGCTCGGGACAACGATGTTCTTGTCCAGGAGGTAGTTGTGGATGATGATGTCCCACATTCTGACAGACGTGAATGTGTCAAGGAAGTTCACCTTGCCATCATAGGCGAGGGCAAACACGAGCTCGATCAGCTTCAGCTTGTCTTCAAGGCGGTCGACGAGGACGACGTCCTTGATGTTGTAGTCGATGAACCCCTCAAAGTCATTGACGTAGAACTCATGTAGCGAGTCGTACTCGTGTGTCAGCTTGCGCTCACCTAGCTCCATGAATGCCACATGGTCGAGCTTGTAGCTCTCCTGAGGAGTGTATGAAAACTTCTTGTAGAGAGGCAGATAGTCAAGGACAGTCAACCCTGCAGGCAGATAGATTGTCTGCTCCTTGCCGGTGAACGTCTCAAACGTCTTCTGATCCAAGATTCCCCAGGGAGAGAGGTTCTTTGCTGCGTTGTTGCCAAGGACCTTGCTGATTCGATTGACGAGGTATGGAACGTCGAACACCTCTACGTTCCAGCCAGTGACAACGTCAGGCAAGAACGACTTAGAGCGCCAGACGTTGATGAACGACTCGAGCAGTGCAACCTCATCAGTGCACTTGAAGTATGTGACATCCTCGCTCTTTGGCTTGTAGTCCTTGCAGCCGAAGACAACACTCTTCCCGTTCTTTCTCATCGTGATTGCCAGGACCTCATCAGAGGCTCGTTCCACACTGGGAAAGCCGTTTCCTGAAAACACCTCGATGTCGATTGAAACAACGGAGATCAGCGAAGGATCGTACTGGATTTCCATCTCAGGATAGTGGTCACGAATGAACGTATACACATAGTTCGTCAGACCATATATTGAGATCCCAGAGACGTCCTTGTAGCGCTTGACGAAGTCCCTTGCCTCATACACGGAGTCGAAGTCGATTCGGTCTACAGGGGTTCCCTTGAGAGTCTTGTAATCAGTGTTCCCTGTCCTGGAGTTCATAAACAGGTAAGGCTTATAGGGGATCTTGTGGAGGACCTTCTTCCCACTCTCGTACCCAGCTAGCAGAATCTCGTTCTTGTGCAAATAGACATTCGTGTAGAAACGCATCGTTCCTCCATTGACAGCAAACCTGTATGATAGACGAGACTTAGCGATCAGTCAAGAGAGAGATTCTTGTCTTCGATCTTTTTGATGTAGTTTGATAGCTTGTCGATGTAGCCTTTGTTGCGGAGCTCCTTGAAGACAAGGTTCTCGAACGCAAACTCACCACCCTTTTGAATCCCAGAGTTCCTCATAGAGCGGATCTTGTCTTTGATCTTCTTGAGGACAGCAACGTCGTCTGAGTGTGAGTCAACGAGGCTGTCAATCCGCTTGATGAAGTAGTCTGTCTTCCTCTCAAGGTGATTGTCCTTTGAGAAGTCTAGCGAGAGGAAGTCTGGCTTCTGGACCCACTTGTCCTTCGACAGTGAGTACACACCCTGGCCAGGATGAGGAAGCTCATCCAGAGGCTGGGCATACAGCTCAACTGGATATCCCTTGACAGTAATGTTGTGAGCATCTGCCCACAGCGACTTCTTTCCAAACAAATAGTCGCTGGCGAACTCCTTGTTGATTCCCAACTTAGAGTAGTCTGTGATCAGGTGGACGTCCAAATCAGAAAGGTCAGTATAGTTGTAGTTTGCATTTCCTCCGGTCAGCTGAACTTCCTTCACAGCACTCTTCGGAATCGAAGCAAACTCCCTCCACTTCTCTGCAATCGTCAACAGAGTCTTCCTGACATCTGGACGAAGAGTGTCATTCGACCAAATCTTCTCGTTCAGCTTGTCGTGATATGCCAGCGATGTTTTTTCTGAAATGAACTGTCGAAACTGAAGCATCTGTACCTCAAAGGGAAGGGGCGGTGGGTTGGCCACCGCCCCTATTTAGTCAGTCAATAAGTTGGCGTACTCTTCGGTAGTTATAACCAGGGAGTCTTTCTATCTTGTGATAGTCAGCTTCCACTGGCGAAAGCAGCCAAGAAGTCAGAGCCTTGAGCTTTGTCCAGCTGTAGGACAAACCCTTGCCCATCAGTTCGGCGATTGCCTTGCTGCGATGAGCTCTTGCTGCTGACACGAGTTTTTCGATCTCAAGAAGATTGCTCACTTGTCTTCAGCAAGAAACTTCTTTGCAGAAGGCTCTCCTCCGACTTCGATCTTTCGTGGCTTCTTGTGCTCTGGGATGATGTTCTCAAGCCAGACCTTCAGCATGCCATTGATCATGTCAGCGTTCTTGACCTCAATCGTGTCGGCGAGGGTGAACGTGCGAGTGAATGCACGATTGGCAATTCCCTTGTAGAGGATGTTGTTCTCGTCATCGTCTGACGACTTGCCAGAAATAACGAGCTTGTCATCCTGCAGGGTGATCTCAATGTCGCTGCGGCCGAAGCCAGCAACGGCGAGCTCGATCACATACTTATTATCCTCGATCTTGCGGATGTTGTATGGAGGATACGAAGGGATGTTCTTTGAGACAGACGAAGCCAGGTCATCCAGCTTCTTCCACACATTCTCATAACCAACAGAAAACGGATTGTATTCGAAAGGCGTTCTAGTCATTTAGACCTCCTAAAAGCAAGGTTGATGTTGTCGCCCCCATAAGGCAGGCGGGTATTAGATGGGGATTGGGAGCTGAAAAGTCAACGCTGTCAGCGAAAAATTCCTATCTCCCCATCAGGATACTCAGTGCACGCAATGATGTACGATGTGACGAAATCCACAAGGTTGTTGTAGTCGCCCCAACCGTTTGACGGATTGTGTTGCTTGTATTCTTCGGGAAAGGTCATTAGCATTGAAAGACCCACTCGAAGATAAGGCAAGATGTCTTCTCCTGTCTTCAATCCAAGTTCTTCTGGATACCAAAGAATCTTGTACAGGGTTGTGTCACTCACCTTCACTGCATCTGCCATGGTGGTCAAATTGTGAGTGATACACCTGTCCCACACAGAGGTGGGACGAAGAGCTGTAAGGCTGATCTCAAGACTCATCTTTTATATCCTATCTTCATACATTAATCTGGTTACAATAATTTGTTTCATATCCACTAAAACTAGTTCCGGATCTATATTAAAGGTTTTTGCTAGTTCGTGAATAACTTTATTCTTAGAATCTGTAAGTTTGATATTATCACTGGAAGGTGTGTAGTATTCAAATCCTACCAGCCAACATGATACTGTTATATAATCATTAATGTTTATACGGGACGCTAGATAATTTATCGATTCGTGATAAGTTTTATTTCCATATTCTTCCCTAGTCATTTCTCTAGACTCCATATCATTACTTTGCCTCTCTTTGGAATCTTTCATAAGCGGCAACAAGTTCTTCATCAAACATTGTAGCTTCCCAACTCATACCCATTAATTCTTCCCAAGTATTAGGCTGTCCAGTTGAGGTTCTATACAAAGTCCCATTTTGGTCTGTGAATTCCTGCGTTTCATATACTCGACGTTCAACAAATTTGATCATTTTAGCTGGTTACCCTTATCCCTCTAGGACAGGCTACATTCCCGCAAACATTGTACGGAGGACAACCACAATCTGGCTTATGTGTATTCATTGTACCCCAGTTGTCTTTAACAACTGGAATAGGTGGTTGCATTCTCTCAAGCAACTGCCTGATCTTCATTAGCTCTTCTAAAATTTGGTCACTCATCATTCACTCCAAAAACGAACCTTCTCTAGAACCTTTGACCCACCAACTAAAATTAGCTGGCAATTTGCCATTGTAAAACTCAATGAGCTTACTTTCAATCACCTTTTCAGAAATCGCATCTTCCAAGGGCGCTTCTATAAAAAGCGCGACATCTCTGGTTTCTCTCACTACTACATTGATCAAAGTAAGTTTAGTTTTACCTTCAGCCATAGCACGGCAAACTCCTTATTTCACAACTCTTACAAGAATTGTATCACCACTGATTCTCCCAGTCAACGAGGAAGCGACGGCGCGCACATCATCTAGGACAGAGCGCAGGGCAACCTTGCCTCCCTGGGTGACGATTGCAAGAACCTTCTCAGGCTTGCGGAGCTTCTTTGCAAGAGACGTCTTTGGGTTGAACGCCTGGATTGTTGATCCCTTCACACGAAGCCCTGTTGCACTCTCAGAGTGGTAGACACCGAGCTTCCGCTTCTTGACGTTGTACACCCACAGCTGAGAAGCTCCGATGATTGTCTCAGGAGCAACCGAATGCAGCTCTGGCTCAGCACAGTGCATCATGAACTTCATCTTCGACACCTGCTTGGTTGCAGGGACCACACGAGCCCGGCGAGGCTTCCTGACCATCTTTGCCTTGTACGTTTCACTGCTGAACTCGGCAACGATCTCATCCAGGAAGGCCTTCATTGCCTTGATCTTCTGCCTGGAGATCCCTCGGTAGCCTTCTACGAGCTGCTCATCCTTGCGCTCAATAGCCTCTGCGTATTCCTTCTGGAGGGGCTTGTAGTGATCGACAACCCTCTTTGTCACAGGAGCAGAAAGCTTCTTTCCTGCAAGGTAGTTCTTCGTGTCAAACGTCTTGATCTTTCCATCAAAGAACAGATCGATCTGCTCATCGATGTCTGCAACCACAGCATCAAACTGAGCAAACATCCGCTCCTGGATCGTGGAAACCTTGAAGACAGCCTCTACAGGCCTTTCAGGCGAAGCGTTGACAATCTCCTTGACCTTGGCATCAAACCATTGCCTGCACGATGAGTTGACCTTGGCTCCTCTAGAAAGGATCCGAGCAACCCAGCCAACAGTCGTCACATGGAAGGTAATCGGAAGGTTGTTGACCGAATCAACAATCCTGGGATCTGTCTTCTGCTCCTTCAGGTAGGAGACGAGGAACCGTCTCGAGTCCTGGTACTCGTAGTTGACATTGTACCAGTTGTAGGCATCTGCAAGAGCAGATGGCTCGGCAACAATGTTTGGATTGAAGATTGGCTCAGCTCCAGCCAGCTTTTGTTCAAGAAGATTGCTGACCTTGACCTTGCGAGGCTTCCTTTGACCCTTCATGGGTTCCTCCTTTGAGTGGTGCCCACGGCGAGATTCGAACTCGCACTACAGAGATTTTAAGTCTCCTGACTCTGCCTTTGGTCTACGTGGGCAAGTTGGTCGGCGCCCTGGAAATCGAATCCAGTCGAGAACGGTAATCTGCCGCTGAAAGGTTTATAAGACCTCCCCGTGTACCAACACCGGCGCCGATGTATCACTTCCTACGGTTTGCGCGCTGACGGCGCTTCTTGGAGCCGATCTTGCGACGGCCCTTCTTCGGTCTGTTCTTGTGTGGATGTGGCATTTGATTCTCCTCAAAGATTGAAATTACGACAACTCAGAGATCGTCACGATCCCTGAAGCCAATGAACACAGGATGACGAGGACACTCCTTGACGCCCTGAGGGAAGTGCTTGAACTTCAGCAT